AGGTTACATTTACGATTGGAATGGCCAACGCATCGGGTTTACTTCGGACGAGGTTGTTTGGTTTAGATATCCGAACCCGCTTGATGAGTACACCGGATTAAGTCCGATATCATCGGCCAGGCTGGCGATCGACACAGGTGTTAGCGCGCTGCGCAGCAACGCAAACATTTTCCGCAATGGCGTTCAGCTTGCAGGCGTTTTGAGTCCGATGGACAAAGATGCCGTCTGGCAGCGCGAACAAGTGGATGCTTTGCGCGATATGTTGGATCGCCGCTTCCGTGGCGTCGATAAGGCGCATCGGATCGCCATTCTTGGCCAGAGCGCAATGTTCAGTCCGATGAGCATCAGCCCGAAAGATGCACAATTTATGGAATTGATGACGTGGACGCGCAGCGATATTGCGATGGTCTTTCAGGTTCCGCCTGAATTGATTGGCGATCACAGCCACGCAACGTATTCGAACATCAACCAGGCATATAAAGGATTCTGGACAGACTGCCTAGTACCGCAGGCCACAATGATCGCCAATGAAATCACAGAGCAGCTTGTTAAGCTGTTCCCTGGCGTTGACGAAGCGGTTCTAGATTATTCTAGCGTCACCGCTTTGCAGCAGGACGCCAATGCGATTAGCGAGCAAGCGATGCGCTGGTTCCAGATGGGCGTGCCACTGAATAAAATCCTTCACGAACTCGCACCGAACTTGCTTCCTGAAAACATGGGTCGATACCCGTGGGGTGAGACACCCGGCAACCAGCCGCAGCCAGAGGAACAACCTGAGCCTGAAACGCAACCAGTCAATCAGCAGCGATCGCTAAAAATTCGCAATAAACAGGTCTTGCTTTACGGCTCGCCAGAACACCAGGAATTTGAGCAAGAATTGTCAAAATTCCACGGAAAACTTGAAAATCTCATGGTCGAATCATACGGCGGGAATTTTTCAGGCCAGTTAAAAGCGATAACGGATTATCTGGAAAACTTGCCAGAAGATGATTTTGTGTTTGTGAGTATTGACGATTTTTCCGCACGTATCCGCGAGGTGCTTGATTCAAGCCAAAACGTACCCGATCTTGGCGTTGCCGTTGGTGTGGCGCTTGGAATGTCGTTTGATTTCGCTCAGCGCACCCAGAGTTTGGGCGATGCTCCGTTATCTCCGTCAGATGCACGCGTAAATGTTGATACGATCGTCTCCGAGAGCCTACAATTGATTAACGACACAACCGCTCAAACAGCCAGTAATGCGTGGCAGCAAAGCGGAGGTGACGTAGGTGCGATCGTAGGTGCTGTGACCGCTGATATGAATACTCGTATCGAATTGATTGGAACAACCCAAGCGACCAAAATTATGAACAGGGGCGCGTTGATTGCTGCACGGCAAAGTGGTAAAAAATTACTCAAGCAGTGGGTTTCAATGCAGGATGGAGTCGTTCGCAATACTCACATCAGCGCACATCAGAGATACTCGCTTAACCCGATACCATTGGAACAGAATTTCGTTGTCGGCCGTGGTGCTGGCCCGCAGCCAGGCAGTATCGGTGTCCCAGAAGAAGATGTTAACTGCCGATGTGGATTGCGCTTTATACCAATTGAGGGGTCGCCGTGATTAGACGCACCAAGGCACTATATATTGATGTTACCGAAACTGAAGGCGCGCGCGTATATACATTCCGCGCGTCAACTGCGTCTGTCGATCGCCAGAATGAAATTGTAGATCAGATGGGTTGGGATCTTGCTTCGTACCGAGAGAATCCGGTTGTTTTGGATTCGCATAAATACGAAAGCATTGAGGATGTAATCGGGCGATGCGTGCGCGTTGAAATCGTTAACGGATCACTTGAAGCTGATATTATTTTTGCCGATACTGAGCGCGGGGAAACTGCGGAAGAACTGGTAAACACAGGATTCGTTAAGGCGGTCAGTGTCGGGTTTCGCAGTATCGAGCGCAGGCCTGGATCGCAGCAGCAGCCTCTAATCCACACCAAAGCAGAATTGCTTGAAATAAGCCTGGTCGCCGTTCCTGCCAATCGCGAGGCGGTGAGGCTGCGAAATATCGATACGGAGGAAACAATGGGCGATTCAGATATCGTAAGCAATAACGGCAGCAACGCTGATATTGAGGTGCCAGAGACGGTTGAAAAAGCTGGCCGCGTGATCAGTAGCAAGAATTTATCAAAGTTGCAGATGGCTATGGAGGCGATCTCCGAAGTTATCGCAAGTATCGGAAGCTCAGAGGGGCCAAGGGCTGGCGAAGAAAGTTGCGGGCCAAAGAAGCCCCGTAAAATGGATATTCCGGCAGATGTAGAGGCGGCGCTTATGCGCTTCGTTGGAGGAGGAAACAATGGATAACGGCCAGATTGAGGGCCTGCTCCGCGATGTCGCGGCGCGGCTGGACAGCATTCAAAGCAATAATCTCACCGAGAAACAGGTGAAGGAAATTGCGGAAAACATCGTTAAAAACGCCCAGAACGACGACCAGGAAGTGTATCGCAAGATGCGCCACGGCCAGACCGACCCCGCGCTGATCGGCTCAAAATTCGCACGTCACAATCTGACGGCAAGCGATATCGAAATGTTGTTCGATATCACCACGGCTGCAAAAAACGCAGGTATGGGGCCTGGCCCGTCGAGCGAACTGACCAACGCGTTCAATGCCGTGTCGAAAGCCACGTATATGGACGAATCGCTGGTTAAGACGTATGACAAGACTGCGCTGGACAACCTTTTCCCGCGCGTGCGCAAGGGTATCGCCAACCGCTTTGAGTTGGATGCGTATGCCAAGGCGATGGACTCGCTTGAAAGCGGTTTCGGCTCTCAACTGATCGGCGCGCAGTATGCCGCTGACCTGTGGGAAGCCGCTCGTCCGTTGTCGCGCGTTTTCTCGCTTGTTGACACGTTCGAAATGTCGGCCCCAACGGCATATTTGCCGGTGGAAGTCGATATTCCCGAAATGTTGTTCGTAAGCGAGCAGACCAGCCCGACCGCGTTCACGTCACCTTACGCGACGAGCAAGACTGGATCGCAGCGCGTCCAGGTTGATGCTAAGAAATTCGTCATCCACCAGGTCTGGTCTGGCGAACTCGAAGAAGATTCGATCATTCCGTTCCTGCCCTTCCTGCGTCGTCAGGCGGCGTTGGCGATCGCTCACTACAGCGATAGCCTTGTGTTGAATGGTGACACAACTAACGCGGCGACGGGTAACATCAACCTGGACGATGCCGACCCCGCCGATACCAAGCACTATCTCGCTTTCGACGGCCTGCGCCACATCGGCCTGGTTGATAATACCGCCAACAGCCTTGGTATGGGTGGCGCTGTGACATACTCGGCACTCCGCGCCCAACTGGGTCGGATGGTTGATCACGCGCGGTTTGTGGACTGGGGCCACCCCGTTCGGCCGGAAGATGTTGTCTACCTGACCGATCCTGCGACGGCTGAAGCGATCGCCCAGCTTGACGAAGTGCTGACGGTCGATAAATATGGCCCTGGCGCAACCGTCCTGACTGGCGAACTGATGCGCGTTGGCCGCAACCCGTTGATCACGTCAATGGCAATGTCGTTGACCGAGGCCGATGGCAAGGTGTCCACCACGGGCGCGAACAACACCAAAGGCCAAGTGGTCTGTGCAAACATGCGCGGATTGAAGGCCGGCTGGCGTCGTCGCGTCAAGGTCGAGACGGAGCGCCTGATTGGCAGCGACCAGTCGCGGATTGTATATAGCCTGCGGATGGGCCTGGGACGGTTCACCCCGACCGGCGCGGCGTCGGGGATCGAGTTTGCCGACGTCCTGTATAACATCACCCTGTAAAACTGGTGCCGGGGGGTAACACCCCCGGCTTTATCTTTGGGGGTCGTATGCTGAAATGTGTAAGTAAGTATAAATCTAGCCTGGGCAGTTTTCTGCCTGGCGATGTTATTGACAACCTTGAACTTGAGTTGGCATTGTTGACTGATTCACCGCTAAGTTTTGCTGCGCAAATTCAAGAGCAACCTGAAATTAAGCAAGCCGAGATTGAAAGCGACAAGATGTTGCGGCGGGGGCGCGTGAAATGAAGGCAAGTCAAATAGGTGTAAAAGTTTTGCAGAATGCAGCAGTCGCAAACGGCGACGGCGCATTGTACTCACTGGCTGGCTCCGAACATATTGTAATTTGCATCAGCGGAACATTTAGCGCAAGCATCCATCTTGAAGCAAGTATTGATGGAACAGTCTGGCACGAAGTTGCGGCACATGATTTAACAAGCACGAGCGCAAACGACAAAGCCAAGACTATTAACTCGCCGGGTATTTATGCACTTGAGCATGTCGGCGGGATGACGCTATTCCGCGCAAGGATTAGTGGATACTCAAGCGGTGCAGTGACGGTAAGGGCGAACGCACACGGATAGGGAGGTATCATTGCGTGGCAATCACAAACGGATACGCAACGCTGTCGCAAATAAAAACCTATCTGTCAACAAGCAGCACAAACGACGACGCCCGTCTGGAAAACGCAATCGAATCCGCCAGTCGCGCGATCGATGCTGTCTGCCGTCGGACATTTTTTGCAACGTCTGCGGTGAGATATTTTGAAGCACGGGAAGCAATGTATGCCAGGCTTCCCGACGACCTGCTAAGTGTTACAACATTTGCATATGATTCTGGAAATCGCAATTACGTCAATTTTGCGGTATCAGACTACGAACTTGAGTCGTTGCCAGGCCCGTATTCAGAGGTGCATATCGCCCCTGGTAGCGATAAAAGCTTCCCACTTGGACGCCGAGGCCTGCGCATCGACGGGTCGTGGGGTTACTGCGCGACTGGCAGTTACCCAGATGCAATTAACGGCGCGTGTCTGATTCTCGCTGTACGCTATTTCAAGCGCAGGGATGCCGCGTTTGGTGTACTCGGAACGCCTGAATTGGGCTTTCAGCGAATCACATCGCGCGATCCTGAAGTCAAACAGCTACTGTATCCGTACATCAAGGTTGATGTTGATGGGTAACATCAGAATTACAATCGATAACATGGGCAAACTTCGGCGCGCCTTGCGTGGCAGGCAGCACGTCAATACTGTGGCATTGAACATCGTCGGTAACGCGGCTCAAGACGCCTTGATCGCAATGAAGTCTCGCGTCCCGGTTTACAAGGGGCGCTTGATGGGTGCGTTAACGATGCAAGCAAACCAGCGGGCGCTTGAGGTGGCTGTTGGCCACGTCAGGTCAGAGCCTGACCATGCAAAATACATGGAATACGGCACGGGAACACATCACGTTAACGACGATTACACGCCGGCCCCGCGTCAACCGTATTTCCCGCCACCCAAATACCTTGCAGCTTGGGCTAAGTCCAAGGGTATGAAACCGCGCACCGTGGCGCTTTCGATACTCAAAAAAGGCGGCCTGTATCCACGCAAATACGTGTGGGCAGGCTCGCAAGCGGCTGAGCGGTTCGTGAGAAACAAGGCACAGGCATATATTGATCGAGTGGCGACGGGAGACTTTCTGACGTGGCGACCATAACACAAATCAGACAGGCGATCGCCACGCAGTTGGCGCTTGTTACGACGTTAAACGTCTATTCGTCCGTGGTCGATAGCGTCATGGCACCGGCCGCGATCGTTGGGACGCCAACCACCATTGAGTACGACTACACGTTCCGGTCTGCAAACTTTAAGATGCAGATTCCAATCAGGCTGATTGCTGCGCGGGTTCAGGAAGATTACGCTCAGGAACTGCTCGATGCGATGGTTAGCTACGAAGGTGCCTCGTCTGTGCCGCTTGCAATGTCGCTTGACCCTCAGCTTTCTGCAACGGTGCAGACTTCCAGAATCGTGGAGGCGCGTAATTATGGAGTTTACGAGGTCGAGGGTATATCCTATTTAGGGGTTGAATTTATGCTAGAGGTGATCGCCTGATGCCGTCATATAAAATCTTGGTTGGAATCGACTACAAGAACATACGCCGCGAGCCTGGCGATATTGCCGACGACATCCCCAAGCAGTCGATCCCGTGGCTATTGGAGCAAGGCGCGATTGAGTCTGTTGCGGAGGAATCATAATGGCATTTGTTCACGGCAAAGGAACGGCTGTAATGGTGAACGCGTTTGACCTAAGCGCGTTTCTAAATTCTGCCGACCAGACAATCTCCGTTGAGACGGCCGAGACCACAACGTTTGGCTCATCTGCAAAGTCGTATGTCGTTGGATTGCGTGACGGAACAGTTAGTGTTAGCGGTCTTTTTGACGGCTCTGCTAGTGCAGTGGACGAGGTTATGTCGGCGGCAATTGGATTGTCGTCAGATAGCGTATTAAGCATTGCAACTGAAGGAATGACTGTCGGCGGCAGGGCGCTTGTCGCCCAAGCAATCGATACCAGCTACCAAATCACCGGCGCTGTCGGTGACGCAGTTAGTATTTCTGCCGAGTTTCAGGTTGACGGATCTGGCGTCGGTGGA